TGGAAAGCGCTTACGAATGGTACACCTCTGGTCCTCGCCAGCGCTTGCAGCCCGGAGGCATTATCATCATTGTCATGACCAGATGGTCTACTAAGGATCTGGTTGGAAAGGTTTTGAAGAAACAAGGCGATGAAAATGCCGACAAGTGGGAGGTTGTTGAGTTCCCTGCAATCATGCCTGAGAGCAACACTCCTTTGTGGCCTGAGTTCTGGAACAAAGACGAGTTGTTATCTGTTAAAGCGTCTTTGCCAATATCTAAATGGAACTCCCAGTGGCTACAAAACCCAACAGCAGAAGAAGGTTCTATTGTTAAGCGAGAGTGGTGGAACCTGTGGGAAGGCGATGTGCCTGCTTATTCTTATGTCATCCAGAGCTATGACACGGCGTTTAGTAAAAAAGAAACGGCTGACTACTCGGCCATAACCACTTGGGCAATATTTAGTCCTTCTGATGGGGAAGCTGATCAGATTATTTTGTTAGATGCCAAGCGCGTTCGAGTTGACTTTCCAGAGCTTAAAAAATTGGCTTGGGATGAATATAAATACTGGGAGCCAGATTGTGTTTTAATCGAGGCCAAGGCTTCTGGAACGCCGTTGACTCAGGAATTAAGAAGAATGGGTATACCAGTAACAGCGTATACTCCAAGCAGAGGACAGGATAAGATTGCTCGAATGAATTCTGTAGCGCCAATATTTGAATCTGGAATGGTTTGGGCGCCAGAAGAATCTTTTGCTGATGAGGTTATGGAGGAGATGGCGTCTTTTCCGTTTGGAGATCATGACGACTATTGTGACTCTGCAACCATGGCTTTAATGAGGTTTCGGCAAGGCGGATTTGTGTCGTTAAATGAAGATTATTCGATGGAAGCTGATTTGTTACCTAGAAATCGAGTCGTCTACTACTAACTAATATTAGACTGAGAAACTATGGCTATTGAAAAAAGAGAATTAGGCACTCAAGACAATCCAGACATTGCTGTGACTGGAACAGAGATTGAGGTGTTTCCAGAACCAAGTCGGCAAGATCAAATACGCGAAGCCGCAGAAATATTGGTTAATGAAGAAGAAATAATTATTCCAGATGAAGAGATGGAAGAGGAAGAAGTTGCACAGCCTGAAGCGTTTGACGCAAACCTCGTAGACGCAATAGATGATAGGGAGCTTCAAAGCCTTTCTAGCGACATTCTATCCAGCGTCCGTCAAGACAAAGAGTCTAGAAGTGAATGGGAAAAGACTTATGTTGACGGATTGAAATATCTGGGAATGAAGTTTGATGAGTCTAGATCCCAGCCGTTTGAAGGATCGAGTGGGGTCATACATCCAATTTTGGCAGAGGCTGTAACACAGTTTCAAGCGCAAGCTTACAAAGAAATGTTGCCTGCGAAGGGTCCAGTTAAAACTCAATTGATTGGCGCCAGAACAGCTGAAACAGAAGCGCAAGCTGATCGTGTTCAAGAGTTTATGAACTTTTACATTATGAATGTCATGCAGGAATACGATCCTGAGTTAGACATGCTTTTGTTTTATTTACCGCTTGCAGGGTCTGCGTTTAAAAAAGTTTATTTTGACACTGTTCTTAACAAGGCAGTTGCTAAGTTTATATCTCCAGAAGATTTAATTGTTCCTTACGAGGCTTCAGATTTAAGCAGCGCGGAAAGAATTACGCACGCTATTAACATGTCGCGTAACGAAATTAAAAAACAACAGCTATCTGGTTTTTATGCAAATGTTGATATTACAGAAAACTCTTACGAAGCTGATGAGTCAGATGTACAAAAAGAAATAGATGAAATAGAAGGCCTTGGTCCGTCTTATGCTGAAGACAGAGATCACACTGTTTATGAAGTACACACGATATTAGACTTAAAAGGATTTGAGGACGTTGGCGAGGATGGAGAACCAACAGGCTTGAAGCTGCCTTACATTGTCACAATCGACGAGTCTTCGCAGACTGTTTTATCTATTCGTAGAAATTACAACGAAGCAGATCAATATAAAAACAAAATCAACTATTTTGTTCAGTACAAGTTTTTGCCCGGATTAGGATTTTATGGCTTAGGACTAAGCCATATGATTGGCGGTTTGTCCAAAGCCTCGACATCGATACTACGGCAGTTGATCGATGCGGGTACTTTGGCGAACCTTCCAGCAGGTTTTAAAGCGCGAGGTATGCGGATTAGGGATGAGGACGAGCCTTTACAGCCCGGAGAGTTCCGCGACATTGACACTACAGGTGGTAATCTTAGAGAAAACCTTATTCCGCTACCTATTAAAGAACCAAGCAATGTATTGATGCAGCTGCTTGGCCTTCTGGTTGATTCTGGTAAACGCTTTGCAGCAATTGCGGACACCAACATAGGCGATATGAACCAAGCGATGCCGGTTGGCACCACTGTGGCACTGCTGGAGCGCGGAACAAAAGTCATGAGCGCAATCCATAAAAGGTTGCACTACGCTCAAAGGATTGAGTTCAAGTTGTTGTCTAAGGTCTTTGCAGATTATTTGCCTCCAGAGTACGCCTACGAAACTGGAACTGGCCCTAGAGAAATAAAACAAGGCGATTTCGATGAACGCATAGATGTCATTCCAGTATCAGACCCAAACATATTTTCGCAATCGCAACGCATAACACTTGCTCAAGAACTGTTACAGATGGTGCAGTCTAACCCGCAGGTGCATGGGCCTAATGGTATATACGAAGCGTATCGTCGAATGTACGGAGCGTTAGGAATTGATAACGTCGAAAGTTTATTGCAAGCGCCACCTGACATGACGCCTAAACCAATTGATGCTGGTTTAGAAAACGCTGGGTTCCTTATGGGCCAACCTGCTCAGGCGTTTGAGGGTCAGAACCATAGGGCGCATGTGGACGCACACAGGGCTTTGTTTTTAACTCAGGTAGTAAAAGAGAACCCGCAACTGCAATCTTTAATTATCAGTCACATAATGCAGCATTTGCAGTTTCTGGCTTCTGAGTTGGCTAGAGAGCAAATTCCTCCACAACAAATGCAGCAAATCCAACAAGCTCAACAACAGCTTCAACAGATGCCTGCGGACCAACAACAGCAAGTCTCTCAGCAGATCCAGCTGACGTTAGATCAATTTGCTTCTCCTATCATGGCTCAACTAACACAAGAGTTGTTGCAGTCAATCGGCCAAGGCAATGACAGCGATCCTTTGGTTCAAATAAGGCAAGCCGAATTAGAATTGAAAGACAAAGAACTTGATCAAGATCAGTCTCAGTTTGAATCTAAGCAAGGCCAACGGGCGTCAGAAAAATTACTTGAGACTGAAATTCAAAAAGAACGCATGAATGTGCAAAAAGAAGTTGCTGATGATAAGCTTGGCGTTGCATTGCAAAGATTAGATCAACAAGCAAATTTAAAGTTAATGGAGCTTGATCAAAAAATGCAAAGTAATTAGGAGATAACATGACTACCAGTTACAGATTAGAAGCTATTAAAGAGTTACGAGCGCAAAAGAAAATTGATAGAGAAGTTGAGGCGCAAGCATTGACTGACGCTAAAGCGGAAGCCGAAAAAGCTCATCAAGCAAACATGGCTCGCATTGCAGCAAAAGAAGCCAGAATTGCTTCTGGGGAACCGGCTCCAGTGGTTCAGTCAGAACCTGAGCCAGCGCCTGAGCCTGAGCCAGAAACAGAGGCTGCTGTTGAAGAGCCAAAGAAAAAGCCTGCTGTAAAAAAGAAATCTAAATCTAAAAAATCTTAATTAGGAGGTTTTATGAAAAAGTTCGGCAGAGAAAAACCAAAAACTATTACCAGTATGCAGCAAGGCGTTGTGGTTAACGCTGGAGTTGAAAAAATTGTAAAAGCCAGAGGTGCTGGAGCTGCTACGCGAGGACTGGAATTTAAAGTTAAGTCTTAGCCTATGGATGACATTGATCTTTACAGCAAGTTAAAAAGATTAATTGATAATCGAAGAGACCAAATTAGTGAAACACTAATGTCTGGTGCGTTGGAATCTATAGAACATTATAAATTTGTACAAGGTGAGCTTTCTGCGTTATCCTATATCGAGCAGGAGATAAGGGAACAAAACAAGGATAGCTAAGAATGTCAGAAACAGCAGAAAAAGCTATATTAGAAGCTTATGTTGATCCAGAAGAGAGGGTGTTAGATCCATCTCTTTTGGATAAATCTGTGCTAGAAAGAATGCCTCAGCCAACTGGCTGGCGGTTATTGGTTTTGCCATACGGCGGAAAACAAAAAACAAAAGGCGGGATTTTATTAACAAATGAGACAGTTGAGAGGGAGGCTCTCGCTACAGTCGTAGCTTATGTCGTTAAGATGGGTCCGCAATGTTATAACGATCCTGCAAAACATGGTGATAAACCTTGGTGTGAAGAAAAGCAATGGATTTTAATTGGTAGATACGCAGGAGCCAGATTCAAACTTGAAGATGGCGCGGAAGTGCGAATTATTAATGACGATGAAGTCATTGCCACAATTCTAAACCCAGACGACATTATGAGTGTATAGCCATGACAGTAGAAAACACAAACGCAGAAGAACGAGTTGAAGAGCTTGAAATTGAAGTTCAAGAAGATGCGGTAGTCGAGGCTGCTGATCAACCTGCTGCTTCATCTGATGAAGAGCTTGATTCTTACACCAAAACAGTAAGCAAGCGTATAAATAAAAAGAACCAGCAAATAAGGGCTGCTGAGGAAAGAGCCGCGCAATTTGAATCTATTGCAAGGCAGCGTGAGGCTGAAATCAACGCGCTTAGATCGCAACAAGTGGTTCAACAAGCTACTGTTTTAGAAAAAGAAGAAGAAGCGATTAAGGCCAAAGAAGCTCAGGCTGACGATCTTTATAAGAAAGCGGTTGAGTCTGGCGATGCTGAGCTTATGAGCAAAGCAGATACCTTGAAGTCCGATATTAGCATTCAAAAAGAAAAAGTAAGACTTGCTAAAAACAGACAAGGATCTATTCCGCAACAACCGCCAGTAGATCCGGCTTATTATCAAAATCAACCGGCACAACAAGAAGCGCAAGTTGAACCAACTGAAGAGGCTTTAGGCTGGTACGAGCAGAACAAGTGGTACGGAGATCAAGAAAACGAAGGCAATCTTGAAGCAACTCAGTACGCATATTTTCAACACTACAATTTAATTAACGAGGGTTACGAAGCTGATTCAGACGAGTATTATGGTGAATTAAATAGTAGAATTTACAAAGTTTATCCACATCTGGAATCTTCAGATGTGGGTGACGGTCAAAAAGAGGGTAGACCCGCTGTGCAAAGAGTCGCCTCTGCTTCCGTTGGAAGTCGTCAAAAAACACAAGGCAAAAAGAACGGCGTGACTTTTTCTAGGTCTGAAGTAGAACGCCTCCGTGGGCTAAAACCGCACAACATGACTGAAGAGGCATGGTTGAAACGAGTAGCTCAAGAGAAACAAAAGATTGCTCAAAGGGAGGCAGTATGACTACAGCAGAGAAAAAAGAAGCGGTGAATCGAAACTCGCGTGATTCCGAAGCTCACGATAATAACCTTCGTAGAACCCCATGGAGGCCAGTTAGAAAACTTGAAACCCCTCCCCCACCTCCGGGTTACACCTATAGGTGGATTAGGGCAGAAATGTTAGGCGAAGAAGACAGATCAAATGTCTCGCGCCGATTGAGAGAAGGCTTTGAGCTTGTATTGGGCGCAGAGCTTCCTGACAATTGGCAACACATGCCTACCATTGATGCAGGTAGACACGCTGGCGTGATAACAAATGAAGGATTGCTTTTGGCAAAAATTCCAACTGAGACAGTTAACGAGCGAAATGAGTATTATCAAGGCCAAAGTGAACAGGCTAAAGAAGCTCTGGACAACACGGTTTTTGGTGACGCTCAAAGAGATGGTCGCTATGTTAAGTATGACCCTCAGCGGGATACCAAGGTTACCTTCGGTAAATCTTAATATAGGAGCTTAGAAAATGGCGAATAAAGACGCTGCTTTCGGAATGAGACCAGTCAAAATGATTGGTGGCGCTCCCTACTCTGGTGGACAGTCGAGATATCGAATCGCTGCAAACTATGGAACCGCTATCTTCCAAGGAGATATGGTTGCTCAGGTCACTGGAGGTGGAGTGGAAGTTCATGCTGACGGAGGCACTGTGCCTATCGTTGGTGTTTTTAATGGTTGTCGTTACACTGATCCCACTACTGGTGAGCAGGTTTTCAGCAACTACTACCCTGCATCTACAAACGCAGATGACATATTTGCGTATGTTATTGATGACCCGTTTGTTGTCTATGAAGTACAAGCCGACGCAGCTTTCCCAGTTGCCGATTTGCTTGGAAACTTTGACATTGTCTATACCTCTGCGGGTAGCACAAAAACTGGAATTTCTGGAGCTGAGTTGAAAGTTACGGATGGCGGAACAGCCACAACGCTTTCAATTAAGGCTATTGATATTTCTGAAGATCCAGAAAATTCAGACGTAAGCGCAGCAAACACAAACGTGTATGTTGTTATCCAAAACCATATCTTTGGCGTCAAAGGCGCTGGACTAGCTTAAAGGAGAATAACTAATGGCTATTTCAAGAGCACAACTTGCCAAAGAATTGGAGCCGGGGCTTAACTCGTTATTTGGCATGTCATACGATTCCTACAATCAGGAATATGCGGACATCTTCCCTATGGAAGATTCTTCTAGAGCCTTTGAAGAAGAGGTTCTGATCGCAGGATTTGGTTCTGCCCCCACTAAAAGTGAAGGTGCAGGCGTTTCCTTTGATTCAGCTAACGAAGGCTGGACCGCACGCTATACGCATAATACGGTTGCGTTGGCATTTTCTCTAACCGAAGAGGCCGTCGAAGACCAGCTTTATGACTCTTTAGGCAAAAGGTACGTCAAAGCGCTTGCGCGTTCCATGGCTAACACCAAGGAAGTTATAGCGTCTGACGTTTTAAACAACGCTTTCAGCTCTAGCTACACAGGCGGTGACGGACTGTCTTTGATTAACACAGCTCACGTTTTGGCGGGAGGCGGCACAGCTGCTAATCGCGCTACAACTATGGCTGACCTTAATGAAACCAGTCTTGAAGATGCGTTAATTGACATTTCTACTTTCACTGATGACCGGGGTTTAACGATCTCTGTGCAAGCAACTAAGCTTGTTATTCCTCCGCAACTGACCTTTATTGCGGACAGGATCTTAAACTCTCCCGGTAGACCCGGAACTGCTGACAATGACATCAACGCAATTAAAAACACTGGAGTTCTTTCAGGCGGTTACACTGTTAACCATTACCTGTCAGATCCAGATGCTTTCTTCTTGCTGACTTCTGTCACTGATCAAGGCGAAGGCCTTAAAGGTTTCCAAAGAACTTCAATGGAAACCAGCATGGAACCAGACTTTACGACTGGTAACATTCGCTACAAGGCACGCGAGCGTTACTCTTTTGGATGGAGTGATTGGCGCGGAATTTACGGCTCGCAAGGCGCGTAAGTCGTTAATTTGACTAAGAAAAAATTATTTTTCGAGGGGCTGAAAAGCCCCTTTTTTTTGCTTTAAAAAAATCTCGTAGCGTTCTCGACCTTTGTATCGTATAAAACATTTGTACAAATATTTGCATAACGACACGGGATAGTTGTATAATGACCTTGCTTTCAACAAACAAGGAATGGATACGATGGAATTAAATCTCAATTGGTCAGAAGAGACAGTCCACACAGATGGGCGTTTCATTAGCACTGCTACTCCTAACCAAGAGTTCTGGTCCGTGTGGCGCGAACAAAAATCAGCAGTAAAAGCGGCTGGTTATTCTGTCAAAAAAGTTGACGGAAATTGGGTCGCTACTAGATTGCGTGACAACAATGCTGCAATAGCAGAATCTCAAGCTACAGATTCTGACATGGAGTTTCCTGTGCCAGAAGGTTTGTCTTACCTTCCTTATCAAAAAGCTGGTATTGCGTATGCCATGCAACGGTCTGCTACTCTTATTGCTGACGAGATGGGGCTTGGTAAAACCATACAAGCTATCGGAGTGATCAACGCAACTGCACCTAAAACCGTGTTAGTTGTTTGCCCAGCATCCCTAAAGATCAATTGGAAAAACGAAATGACTAAGTGGTTGGTTGCTGATCGTGACATCCAGATCGTCAACGGCGGTGGCGAGCAGATCCCTGAAACTCCAGACGTAATCATCATTAACTATGATGTTTTGTCAAAGCACGCTTACGCAATCAAATCTCGTGTTTGGGACATGGTTATCATGGATGAAGCTCATTACATTAAAAACAACAACGCCAAAAGAACTGAAATTGCGGTTTCAATAAAGGCTAATCGAAAAGTAATTTTGACTGGCACTCCCATCACTAATCGTCCTATCGAATTACAACCAATTGCTGGTTATCTGGACCCTGTTACTTTTGGCAACTACTTCAAGTTTGGTTTGAGATATGCTGGCGCTTACAAAGGTCGTTGGGGTTGGGACTTTGACGGAGCTACTAATTTAGACGAGCTTCAAAGAGTTCTTCGACAATCTTTTATGATCCGCAGAAAAAAAGATGAGGTGTTAAAGGAGCTTCCTGAGAAAGTACGTCAAATCATTGTGCTTCCTAACAGCGCTTACAGCGATGAAATTAAGAAAGAATTTACTACGTTGGCGGACGCAGTGGATGAAACGTCGTCAGAAGATATTGATTTTGAAAAAATGTCAGGCGTTCGACATGAAACCGCTTTAGCAAAAGTAGCTGACGTTGTTGCTCACCTTCAAGACGTTGATCATCAAGTGGTTGTGATGGCTCATCACAAAGACGTAGTTGACGGAATCAAATCCGGCTTAGAAGATGCTGGCAAAACAGTGGTTACTTTAACTGGCGATTGCAGCCAGTCTCACAGGCAAAACTCGGTAGATACTTTCCAATCTGGTAACGCAGATGTGTTTATTGGAACAATCGGAGCAGCTGGCGTTGGCATTACCCTTACTTCAGCAAGCCACGTTGTCTTTGCTGAGTTGGATTGGGTCCCCGGTAACATGTCACAAGCAGAAGATCGATGTCACAGAATTGGGCAAGAAAACTCAGTGCTGGTTCAACACTTGGTTGTTGATGGATCAATCGACGCTAGGCTTGCACAGGTCTTGGTTGGGAAGCAGCGAGTTTTAGATAAGGCGCTCGACAACGTAATTGTTAATGAAGTTAGCATTGAAGACATTGCTTTAACTGTACAAGACGTTGAAAAAGCAATTACCGTTAAAACAAAAAAACAACCTAAGCCTCTTTCTGCAAAGACCGTAAAGTCTTTACAAGAATGTGTGCAAAGGTTATGTGAGGCTTGCGACGGAGCGTTGGAATTAGACGGGTCTGGTTACAACAAGATGGATTCAGGATTCGGTCACTCACTGGCTAACCAAGCAGAGTGGACTCCTGCACAACAACACGCTGCGAAAATTATGATTAAAAAATACAAAAATCAGTTAACAGGCCTTGGAATGTCAAAACAATTTAATATAGTCTTTGGCTAAGGCATCCCCTTGTCTAGACTAGCAAAGTTAAGCCAACCTATTCCTGCTTTGCTTCAAAAGGTTTAGCTCACCTTCGGTCGAAACGAGCTTTTTTTATTGCATCTTCTTTTTTAGTGCTATACTCCAAGCGTCAACTACGGTATTTGGATGGTCCAAATGCTGGTCTAAACTTTAAAAAGGAGGCTGTAGGATGACAACACATTTTACTTCGGGAGTGACCAATGTTTCGGCTGACGGAACACTGGGTAAATTAAAAGCTCCAGCACCACAAAAATATCACAGCTATTTCAATGACTTTGATACTTATCTGGCAAGCGACTGGACGATCACAACGACAGAAGACGGAACTGGGTCTGCAACAGAAGCTTTAGCTGATGGCGATGGCGGTCTTTTGTTAGTAACTAACGCTGCTGGCGATAATGACAATGACTTTTTTCAATTAGTCAAAGAAGGATTCAAGTACGAATCTGGAAAGCAACTAGCTTTCAACATGAGACTGAAGACTAATGATGCAACGGAAACCGACATTGTTGCTGGTTTACAACTTACGGACACATCTCCGTTGGACGTAACAGACGGGATTTTCTTTTTGAAGTCTGATGGCGGCACAACTGTTACTTTTATCGTTGAAAAAGACAGCACGCAATCCACTTTGGATTTGCCTAATGCATTGGCAGACGACACGTTTATGACCATAGGATTTGTCTACGATCCTAAGGATCAGAAGTTCCATGTCTTCCAGAATAATGTTTTGGCTGGCACCGTCGTAAGTACAAATGTTCCCGACAACGAAGAGCTGACTGTTTCATTTGGAATTCAGAACGGCGCTGCCGCTGCAAAAACTTTGACAGTTGATTACATTGGCGCTTATAAAGAGCGAACCGCTGTCACTGAACTATAAGTAGGAGGTGAAACATGGCTGACGCTGTAGCCTCACAAACCATTCAAGACGGACAGCGAACCGCAGTGATGCGGTTCACCAACGTCAGCGATGGAACAGGCGAGTCTGCGGTAGTAAAGGTAGATGTATCTGCCTTGGCCGCAAACTCAGCTGGACAAGCTTGCACTGAAGTTGCCATTCAAAGGATTTACTGGGCTACCGTAGGCATGTCCGTTAAATTAGATTTTGATGCAAGCACTAATGTATTGGCAATTGGTTTGCCAGCAGACTCGACGGGTGATGAGTATTACGACAATTTTACCGCTATCCCAAATAATGCGGGATCTGGTAAGACTGGCGATGTGCTTGTAACCACTACAGGTCATAGCAGTGGTGACACTTATATGATTATTCTTGAGCTAATCAAGAAGTACGACTAGGGGAATTGATATGTCGTTTTGGATGGGCGAAGAAGCTAGAGCAAGGCAAGATGCTGTAAGAGCCAGCCCTCTTTATCCGCAAATTCAGGAAATGAATAGTCGGTTGAATAAAATGAGGAACCCAAGTAATCGTTATGATCCGTCTGGTAATCCAGAATACGAGCAACTGAAATCGGAATTATTTGCTTTACGAGATAAAGCTGCTGGAGGAAGTCCAACCCCGGCTATGTCTCGGCCTTCCCCTAATTCTCC